GAGCCAGGTGTGCTCGTGGCGTTGTTTCCGAAGATGCCACAGTTCGTGTATGTGCCATTGGCATCTGACGTACTGAAAAACGTACTGATATCGACAGTGTTGCCGGTTACGGTTGAAGTGGTCGGCACAGCTCTAAAGAGTTCTCCATTAACAGCAGTATCTCCAGGGTTGACTGTATTGATCGGAAAAGTCCCAACCGCGAAGTACATAGCGAACGGCACAACGGGGGCAGATAGAGCTGCTGCACCGATATACGTGAGCAATTGTGCCCTACCGGCTGTAGTAATCAAGTTTTTCGTCTCGTAGACGGTATACTGGTCTCTCTCACGCTCTGACAACTTGGGCCACCACGCTAGAAACTCTTCTTTAGTGATGGGCGGCAGGCAGCGCGTTCTGATACGACCTACGAACAACATGTTGTCAGTCATCAGTGTTGGCCTTATGGAGTATGCGTAACAGTATCGGAATAGTAGAGATTCTCCTCTACAGTTTCGTAGGTTAGTTGGGCGACGGCGCTAGATGGATCTGTGGTGGATCTGGCGATGGTTTTAATGGTGTTGCGGTGCAGGTCAAGCATCTTGGGGCGATATACTTTGCAACAGTTGTATTTGTAGATGTTGACGCCCCCACCTGGAGAGGTTATTTCAACGGTTTGTACTGCGAAAGGTTGCTTGGTGATACCATCTAGCGAACTCGAAAAGTAGATCGTTGTGCCTGGGTAGACAAGCGTTGGTACCGGAGAGCCATTGTTGTATTGCGACGTTAAAGTGAATTGCACATCGGTCACGGGTTGAGACCACGCAGCTAGTTCCGATTCCCCACGTAGCTGCCCGGCCAGGTTAGAGGTAAGTGAAGAGTCGTTGACCTTGCTCATGCGCCTACCATATTGCCCGACACTGGCATTGGCTTCGGTCAAGATCGCCACTGGACTGTCAAATGAGTAAGTAATCACGACGTTGCTACTACCCGAAGCCGGGGCAGTATTGAAAGTAACGTGCTTGGACTGTGGAGACATGAGAGCGACAACGCCACCAGTACCGTTTTTCTGTTGACCGGTAACACCTATCTTGTTGGTTGAGGTCGGCGCATACGTTGATCCACCAATCGTGATGTTGATAATATTGACTGGCGCATGGTCGAGCGTAAACGTCTTGGTCGAACCATCTCCAGAGAACACATCTTGATCGGTTGCTACGAACTTACCTCCAGTGACTTTCACGCTGTTGCGCATTTGGGTTCCATCCTGCGTGAGTTGATAATCGCCAGGAGGGAAGACTGTTGCGTAGTCTACGTTCTGATCAGAGACCTGTAGGTTTGCATAGTCAAACGGAATCGGCTGGTAGTTGAGATAATTGTAGGCATCCAGGAAGTAACTAAAGCCGGATACATCTGTAAGATTGTTCAAGACCTCTCTGAATGTCACATCTGTCCAAGAAATCGAGTCGATAGTTGGCCCTGTAAAGACAGTTGTGCTAGGTTGGCTGCTGTTCGCTTGTCCGATTGACAGTACGCCACTAAAGTACGTTGAGATAATATCCCCAATGATAAAGGCATCCGTTTGACTCGTGTATGCCTTCTCAATGAGTGCGCCGTATTCTAGTAGTCCGCCAGAGCTTGTGCAATCTACTGCCCAGTCTCTCGTCGTTCCCTGATAGGTTGCTTGGAGATTGGTAATCGTACCTAAGAAGAGTCTACAGGTTCGAGCGAACGTGTCGTCTGGCATTAAAGTAGTTGTGACTTGGTAGAAATTACAGTCCTGTGTAGGATAGGTTACAACTGCCCCATTAGCAAGTGCTTTGCCCACAAACCATATTGGTTCGAGTTGCAGTGTGGTGACTGTTACTGTGCCAGAGTTGGTTCCACTGACTGTTGGGTAACAGCCTATCTGTACCTGTGCAAAAGCCGAGTTTGCTGGAGCAGTACCAAATACAGAACATCTCTTTTGTGACGTTGGTGGTGTAGCGAAGTTGGTGAAACTGCTATTGTAGACTGTTGAGGTGGTACTCAATGCGTTGCGATTCGCATCTTGCCAGTTGATTTCCATGTAGAACGCCACGTTGGTCGCAGAAGTGCTTCTGACATATGCAGAGAAGATGTATTGTGTCCCTGGAGTGACATAACCCGCTGGCATCGTGTTTTGTGTGATACGCCCATCTGCGGCAATGGTAGACCCGGTTTGATTGTTAAAAGTCCAAAGAGCACTAAATGACGGGAATGTAATAATACCTGCATTGGTGCCAGAAGTTACATAGTTTGCACCACCAAAGGCAAAGCTTGGGTCAATGATAAGATTGAGAGCGGGCACCGTTTGTGAGCTACTGTCTGGTAGAGCAGTCTCGTCCCAGATCATCACTGTTTGACCTATTGCTAGTGGTATTTGCGATCCAGGATCTTTGACTCTCAGGCTCGCCGTTGAGAGCGTATCTCCCATTGCGAGGTCTACAGTGGCACTATCGATCATCACGTTGTCGGAACGATCAATGTTATTGATAACGGTCCACATTTACGCTGTCTTCCCTCCGCTACGAATAGCTACGTGGATGCCTTGCTGCCGGAATTGCTTCTCCTGCTGTACTTGTAGGTCTTTGAGGAGTTTGGTATGATCGACGACAGAGCCATTTACTGTGAGGTTGATTGGAGCATTGATGACCTGTCCGCTAGAGGTACCCAAACGTGATGCTGCTCCAGCACTGCCAATGCCTATGTTGACGCCTGGTTGGAGTGTACCTGCAAGTTGATTGACCGCGTTTTTGACCGCTGGTATACCAGCTAGGATGCCTGCTGCGTACATCTTCACGAAGTTAGGTGCCCACGTATCTGCGTCTTTACCAGGACCCTCTTTCGCTGGCGAGTGGAAGCCTAGAATGTTCTTGACTCCATTCGCAATACCCTGGGCTGCATTAATGACGCCACCTATCATGCTAGTGATACCATTAATGAACCCTTGGATGAGATTCTTACCCCATTGCAGAGCTTGCGATGCTAGATTGCTGAACCAGTTTGAGATGTTATTCCACAGGCCGGATAGCGCACTACCAATCGGTCCCCAAACGGATCGGAAGACATTGACAACGGCGTTCCATGCGTTTTGTGCAAAGCCTGACAGCTTGTTCCAAATGATTTGTATTCCGAGTACCTCGGCATTCCACAAGGCAGTCAGCCAACCAACGACCCAGTTGACTGGACCCATAATCGCGTCCTTCACTGCGTTAAACACAGATGTAGCTGTGTCTTTCAGCCAATTCCACGCGTTGACTATCCAGTTGACGGTTGCTTGCCAAGCGTTTTGCAGCCAGGACAGTACGGCTTGCGTTACGATGCGGATAGTATCCACCAACGCCTTGAAGTAGTAGTTGTGGTTATAGAGCCAAATGAACAGTGCGCCGATAGCTCTGAATGGTGCTGTGAAGGCGTTCAAGAAGTTGTTTAGCGCTGACCTTGCGAAGTTAACGATCCCATTCCACACGTTGACAAAGAAGGTAGAGATGCCGTTCCAAACATTGTGGAAAAACGATCCAATGTTGGACATGATTCCACCAAACCAGCTAGTGAAGGCTGTCCACACTCCACGTAGCCAGGCCATGATCTGACCCCAGTGCTGGATGGCGAGTACGATCCCAACTACTACCAAGGCAATGACGGCACCGATGAGGATGAACGGCCAGGTCGCAGCTATGGTACCTGCGGCGGCAGTCCATGCAGCCGCAGCCCAGGCAACGAAGCCCGCAACTAGCGCTGGTATTGCCGCAGCAGCGAAACCTAATATAGCTCCACCTAAGACGACCAGGGCGATCTTTGTTGCAGTCGCACCGGCACTGGAACCAGATAGCCAACTGATGAAGCGCTGACCTGTCGAAATGACGTTTTGTATGCCATTCATCAGATTGAGCACCACTGGTATGAGAGCCGTACCCAACTCGACCATCAACTTGTTAGCGGCCATCTGCGCCTGCTGTAGCTTGAAGTTGAAGTCTTGCTGCGCTAATGCCCATCCGTTGATTTGACCGTGGGCACCACTCACAGCATTGGCAATGCCAGCTACGTTGCCCTTGAACGTTGCCATATGCGCACCGGTCAGGTCCAACACGCCTTGCATCTGGTTGTTCCCACCAAGCATTGCTTTAAGCGCTGCCATATATCCGGCAGATCCCTCGGGGAACTTCTTGCCAACGGCGTCGGTAATCTCTTTGAGGGCTCCGGGTAGGTCGGTTTTCATCCTGGAAGCCACTTCGGAAGATGACAACCCCATGAGTTTGAACTCTTTTTGAGCGGAGGCAGATGGAGCATCCAGCGCCATAATCGTCATGCGAAGACTCTGCGCAGCTTGTCGTGCAGAGATACCCTCTCCCGTCATTGTCGCCATAGCACCAGCGACCTGATTGAGACCCACGCCAGATGCAGCAGCAGTTGGTAAGATCACAGAGAGAGAAGCGGTAAGATCCTGCATGTGAGTCTTGCCGTTGGCCACAGTGGCGACTAACAAGTTGGTAACATCGACAGCCTTGCTAGTTGGGATGTTATAATCGGTCATCGCAGTTGTCAGGCCATCTGCTACCGTAGCCAGGTCAGCGTTTCCAACTTTGGCACCCATCGCGGCGGCTTGTAAGACTTGGAGACCTGTTGCGCCGTGATAACCAGCAGACTCGATCATATAGAGACCATTTGTCAGAGCGGTGGTCGAGGTAGCTGTTTGTACGGACATATCAAGCAGTCCTTGCTTAATCATGCCGATATTCTTAGTGGACTCCCCAGCGCCAGTAACAAGTTGGGTGACTCCCTGCTGGAAGTCTCCGGCCATCTTAATGGAAGCAGCTCCTACACCAACGGCAATCCCAGCAACGGCTAATAGACCCGTACCTACTCCACCAAGTTGGCTTGCGAACCCAGAAAGGACGCCAGCAGCTTGGTTTCTGGCACTTAGGATAACGCTAAGGTTATATTCTCCAGCCATTTCATCTTTCTCAGGGAGCGGTTAATGCTTGCAGGCGTTGTTGACGCTCAACCTCTTCTTGTTGAGTCTTTTCAGCGTCTAGTCTTGAGAGGTAGACCAGTTGATGTTTTTCGAGGATGTCGAGAGGGACTTCAAGATAGGACAGCCAACCACCAAACACTTTAAGCATTTCTTGCTCTACAATTTCAGGAGGCACGTCGGCATTGTTTTTTACATTGCCAAGGAAGGAGTCTTTACACCGTTCATAGAAGCTAAAGGGTCAGCAAGTTTCCCCTTGTTGACGACTTTCATAACCTCTTCTGCAACTGGATCTGAATAGTAGGTAGGGAGGCGTTCGATATTGTAGCGGTTGAGTGGTTCTGGACCGTGGTCTCCAAAGAGGTTCCACTCAATAACCATGCAGTCTAGCATGGCAACTAGATCCACATCCACAGTGCCACCAGCTTGGAGAGCAGCGATCTTTCTCTGGTCTCCAACGGTCATTACACCCTTAATTTTGATGTACTCTCCAGGCTCCCAACCAGGCTTACTAGAGATAGTAATCTCGTCTGCTTTTCTAAAAGCACCCATGGTTTAATCCTTGCATTAATACGGTTATACGGTTGATATACGCGCTTTTAGCGCTGTAGAGTCTAATTTATGACTCAAGGCTTTTTGAACGTAAAATCAACCGTATAGATTGTTGAGCTTAACTTGTGAAGCTTGGATTCCAACCGGAGTTGAGCCAACTGATTTTGTAGGAGGCGCCAATGGCTGGATCGTACTCACCAATGCCAGAGAACTCACCCATAGGATACTTGTCCGTAGGTGTGGATGTCTCGACAAATTTGGTGAACTTGAATGGTATGGTGACATCGACCTCAAAGATGTTGCCCGCTCCTGTGTTCTTGCCATAGAACTTGAACACGAGGTATTGCTTGACATCCGAGCGGAACTTTTCGTACTGGACGACATCGACGAAGACGATCTTGCCATCGACAGCAACGTCATACTTTGCCCTACCCAAGACTGTGTAGACTTGCTTGTTATAGAGAGTGTGAACTGTTTCTAGTGGATACGTAATCTTGATTCCACCGTCCATCAGGTAAGCATACTGTGTCGTACCTGGAGTGCCAGATAGTGGATCAAAGTACACGTTGCACTGCCAACCAGCGACTGGTGTGTCTACTGGCTGTGCAAGCGCACTCACTCTAGACGCAGTCATGGGAGTAGTGAGTTGGCTGCCGATTGGCAACTGATCCTGTCCCATGCCCTTCATAGCGACGGAGAGTTCTTTCTTGACGTCGTACTTCAAGTCAAGTTCTGACCAAGCCACACCTGGCACAGTCCAAGAAGCTGAACCGGTGAACCACTCAAGGGTGTTCGTATAGGGTGGATTCGTAATCGATGGCAACCAAGATCTGTTCCAACCATATACGCCCGTGACCGTAACGCTACCCGATGTAAAGCCAGTCACGACAATGCCGCCAGAGCCAACGCTTGCAAACCTGTTAACAGTGTACACAGTTGGGTTAGTACCTGAGCCATAGACGGTCTCAACTAAGGCTTCTCCAGCGGCATCTGTACCAGTAATCACAAAGTTGCCGGCAACGCTCGTACCAGTTAACGCTAGTATGAGGTGCATACCAGGAGCCGTTGGTTGTGTGGTCAAAGACAGAGGAGAGCCGGACACTGCTGTAGAAGAGAGCAATGATGTTGGAGAACCAGGAGATGTCGTAATAGATGTCGAGAGCGTATTACTCAGAATGCCGTAAGGCACCCACAAGGCTGAATTCGGGTACAAAGTCGTGGTGAGTTCGACATCGACACTTTTAATGGTCTGTACCTTGTGCGTATGCCGATCACCGATGGCTCGATGTTCATCTGGTGAGTACATATCGTACTTACCGTCGATCTTTGCAATGCCTGGTGCTAATGATTTGGCTCCAGGAATGCCACCAATCTTGAATGTGCCGTTGGTCAAACCAGTTGTTGTGATGCCGGATGAGTTGATTGTACCGTACACGTTCGTGGTGACATACTCGTTCCTGGCTACCTCGTTTGACTGTAGCGTGTTATCAAAGATTGGAATCGTTGGCGAAGTCTCCGTGATGGAGTTACCATTGATGTCCGTACCAGCAATAGTAACTGTCCCGGACGCTGTGTTACCGTAGACGTACACATGGCAACGCATACCAGTAGAGCCAGTTGGTTGGTTGGTAGCTGAGAGCGTTGCCGCTACCGCTTGGAGGGTCAAGATTGGAGAGCCGTTGTTATCTACTTGCTCTCCTGGATTGATAGTAGTAGGTTCAAAAGCAAGCCCTATACTACCTAAACCTGTTGAAGGCATAGCTTATTCAGCCTCCTCTATGTGTTCTACTTGAGCTTCTACTACCTCAACAGCAGGTTCGGCATCAAGTGGTTTGCCAATGGGATAGGTTGCTATTACTCGGTTGGTGTCTTCGTCTACGACGACAGATTGTCCACCAGGCCAAAGACCACGATTAGGTCCAGGCACACCAGGGATAGCTCCAGAAAAGTACATGTGATAAGTGCGAGTATTCAAGTTAGCCTCCATCAGGCACTACGATGTTGTACATAGACCTAACCTCAACCTCAAAAGTATGGACAAGATAGTCTTGCCCTGAAACTGTGAGAAAGCCTATCCTGAACGATCCCTCCCTAACTCTGCTATCCTGCACGCCAGTGAGACCGCCCAAGTAGGCTTTTTGTTGGAAGAGAGGTACAACGACATCTCGTATAGCGGTAAGCGTGGTGATGACAGAGAGAGGAGTTACAGTAGGATCAGAGTCGTCTGCAAAGAGGACACCAGTTGCAATCCGAAAACGCTGTACGTCTTCGATCTTGCCCCCGTGAGCGAAGTGGTTGCTGTCATCTCCGACGAAGGCAATCTCACAAATGGGATCAAGTCCACGCCAATCTTTGATTGCTTCCAATGCGACTGTTTTATACCCGGCAGCATTGGTTTGCGCATTGATGAGCGACTGGATCTGCTGCATAACAGCCAGTGTGTTAGGTAATGCCATCTACCATCACCCCAATGCTTCCGCGATACTAGATCCGATTGCGCTCGTAAATCGTCCTGGTATCTCTGGTGATAACTGT